GCCCAGGTCCGGCCTGGCACTGGCAACTTGATCTCTGAAATAACTGAGATATTCCAAACACATCACTGCCGGGCGGAAATCATGGTTGTACAAGAGATCTTTCAGCACCCAAAAATCAAAACTGTCAATGTCCAGACTGAAAAAATCCGGTGCACGAGTTGGCCATGATTCTATCAACGACACAATCTGATCCAGTGCCACAGCACAGATTCGATGATCATAGCGTTCATGCAGCCATCTTGCTGGCTGCAGATCATGCCCGATGCCGTGGTAACCGCGATTCTCAATGAGATTGCGGATCATATTTTGTTCGCCTGTGCCGGAACCTATTTCTATAGCTTGATAGTTGGGATCTCGAATGTGCGAGCATAATAAATCAATTATGCCATCTTCTCGGTGTTGTGAGCTAAACTGATATTCGTACGGAAGGAAATCCCCGTCGGGGTATGGCATGGGTGTGGTCATAATGTATTTACCGTTATGTACGCCGATAAATATTTCCATGACAAACATCACAGAACGCCCCTGGGGATATTATCAAGTGCTGCACCAAGTGGGCACACATGTCAAACTCAAAGAACTCACGGTCATGCCCGGACAAAGACTCAGCATGCAACGGCATGAACACCGTGCAGAGTTTTGGTTTGTGGCCGAGGGCCGTGCCACTGTGTATACCGTGGATCGTAATACAGAGTACGAAGTGTTAGAAAAAGCCGACCAGCATGAACACTGTTGGATCAAACTAGGGCAATGGCATCAGCTGTGCAATGATACCGATCAACCGTTAAAGTTAATTGAAATCCAATACGGTGAGCAATGTGTGGAAGAGGATATTGAACGACGATGAAACCCATTCCTGTGTTTGTGGGATACGATCCCCGAGAGGCCATTGCTTATCACACCTGTGTGAATTCAATCATACGCAACAGCAGCAGGCCCGTGGCCATTGTGCCAGTGGCGTTGAACTTGTTCCAAGAATACGCAGAAACGCACACAGATGGATCAAATCATTTTATCTACACACGCTTCCTTGTGCCATATCTCATGGACTATCAAGGCTGGGCCATATTCATTGACGGTGATATGATTGTACGTGGCGACATCGCAGAACTTTGGGAGTTGAAAGACTACACCAAGGATGTGATGGTTGTGAAACATGACTACAAAACACGTAGGACTGAAAAGTATCTGGGCAATGCCAATGAAGATTATCCTAGAAAGAACTGGTCAAGTGTGATCTTGTGGAACTGCAATGCCATACGCAATCAAACACTCACCCCTGAGTTTGTGCAGCAAAGCACAGGTGCATTCTTGCATAGATTCTCCTGGATAGACGATGACCGCATGGGTGAATTGCCTGCTGAATGGAATTGGTTGGATGTGGAATACGAATGGAACCCTTTGGCAAAACTTGTTCACTACACACTGGGCACGCCTTGCTTTCATGAGTTTGCCGATCAAGGCGACTTCTCAGATGAATGGCACCGAGAGCGTATCTTTACAGAATACTGTCAACAGAGGTTGATCGTATGAGTGGCTGGATCTTTCTCAGTAAAGGTGGCGAAGATGAGTACATCAACATGCTGGCTGCCAGTGCTGGAATGCAGCACATGAATTCAGACTATTTTGATTACCACTATGACGTAGCTCAGGATCGTAACCAGTTGGTATTGCGAGGCATTCTCAAACACAAGATCATGAAACAGTGCCTGGCAGATGGTAACAACTTCTATTACATGGATTCAGGTTATGTGGGCAACAATGTAGGCGATCGCAACAGCCAAGGCATCAAACAATATCACAGGATAGTGCTGAATGACCTGCAACATCGTGTTATCTCGCCCAGGCCCAGTGATCGTTGGGACCGATTGGGTGTGAAAATTCATCCCAGGAGATATGGGCATAAGATTATCGTAGCAGCACCGGATGAAAAACCCTGCAAATATTATGGTATCAATCATGATGAATGGATAGCACAAACTGTGGCCGAAATCAAAAAGCACACAGATCGTCCTGTAGTGGTACGAGAACGTGCTCCTCGAAGGATAGATCGAGTGTTGAATGAACCCTTGAGTCAGGTGCTGGAGCAAGATGTGCATGCACTTGTGACCTTCAACAGCATAGCAGCAGTAGAAAGCATATTGGCAGGGGTGCCGACATTTGTGTTAGCACCCAGCCATGTGGCGGAACCTGTGGCCAACCGAGATCTTGCAAATATAGAAAATGTGTTCTATCCCGATCAGGATCTGTTGATGGCCTGGTGCCACAGCATGGCTTACGGACAATATCATGTGAAAGAATTAAAAAATGGCACAGCATTTAGGATGATGCAAGAATCATGAGAGTCATAAGTTACACAGCCACACTGCCGAGAAAAGAGAAATACACCGAAGAGAGTTTAAAGAACGCCACACACAAACTGGATACTCTGCGGTACTTTGCCCAGGGCGTGAATGCCCAAGGTGATCAAGGCATAATTGAAACCAACCAGATCTATCAGCCCAGTGAAGTGGCTGTGATCCTGGGTTGGGTGCATGAGCACGGCAAGACTGCTGCACACTTGCAGTTCCGTCAAGAGATCCTAGATAGTCAACGTGCCGCAGGTGGTAGAACTGTGATCGCGGACAGCAATTTGTTTCTATACAAGAACAAGGCCAATCCCGGCTATTGGCTACGCTACAGTTATGATGGAATCTTTGCCAACACCGGTGAATACTGCGATCAGGATCCTGATCCTGCGAGATGGCCCACAGTGCAGCACGGTTGCGATGTAAAACTACAGCCTTGGCGCCAGTCGGGCAATCATGTGTTGCTGTGTTTACAACGTGATGGTGGGTGGAGCATGGCCGGGTGGGACGTGACCGACTGGGCCATCAAGAACATAATTGAAATACGCAAGTATTCGGATCGACCCATACGCATACGCCCACATCCTGGAGACAAGAAGGCCAGGAAATACTGTGAGAGACTGCTGAAACTGTGTCAAGGCCGTGGATTAAAAGCAGTCACAATCAGTGCGGAAGGGCACAGTCTCATGGATGATTTCGCGAACTGTTGGGCAGTAGTCAATCACAACTCCAGTCCAGGTGTGGCAGCGGTGATGGAAGGCATACCTGTGATACTAACTGATCCCGAGCGAAGTCAAGCTCGTGATGTAGCCACTCAGGGCATCAACCGAATAGAAAATCCACTCATGCCGGACCGTGGGCCCTGGGTACAACGAATAAGCCAATTCCACTGGAGTCATGAAGAATTACAGCTGGGAATATGTTGGTCACACATGAAGAAATGGGCAATCAAATGATACAAGTAATCACCAGTTTCAATCAACTGTACTATGATCTCATTGGCAAGGACTCGGTCAGCAGTTTCTTGGAGCATTGGCCTGCGGAATTATCACTCACTTGTTATGTGGAAGGATTCCGCATGCCTGCACAGGACCGTGTGCAGCAGATAGATTTTTCACAGTTAGAGTCAGACTATTTTCAATATCAACTGGACACTGGGTTAAATCACAGCATGAAAAAGTTTGCCAAGAAAGCCTACAGTTTCATGCATGCCATGAATCACAGCACAGCTGAATGGATTGTGTGGTTGGATGCTGATGTGATCACCACCCAGTCCTTGCCCATTGAACTATTACAAAGAGTGTTGCGTCCTGATCATCTGGCCATGTACATGGGTGTGACCTATGTTACAGACAAGAGCGGAAAGATTTCCGGAACTTGGTTGATACCCGAAACAGGAATATTTGCTGTGAACACTCGTCACGAAGATTTTGTCACATTCAGAACCGAGTATTGCAGAAGATATCATCACCGTGATCAGACTGGTTTACGCAGATACTACGATAATGATGTGTTTGGTGCTGCATTAGCATCGGTACCCAACGCTGCTGTATTAGATCTATGTGCAGGATTTAAAAAGAGCTACAAGACTCCGCTGCGACACACTGTGTTGGGCGATCATCTCATACACTACAAAGCCAAACATTCAAAGGCCGAATATGTGCAAGGCGATGTTGATGGCATCTGCGTCGCAGACAACGATTAGGTATTCTTCCAATAAGATTCGTTCCTGGGGCGGATGAGATCAGAGCCAAGGCTTCGACCGGTGGTTTTTCTGTTGCCTTTAAGATGATCTAAATAAGCACCCCAGTTGGTATTGATCAAGGGGTGGCCTTCACCTTGTATCAACCCTGCACTCCAGTTTAGAACTCGCCACTCAGGATGTGCCGCCTGCACTTCTTTTCTAGTCTCATCAAACACCCAGCAATCGTTCCATTCTGCCATGGTCATGAGGCGTCCGGAATCATAGGCCAACTGGAACTCTCGAAGCCACAGTCGAGTTATAGGATTATTTAGATTCATGCCATACAACCCACATTCGCTGAACTTCTTTTCTCTACCCAAATAGCCCAATCCCACATCACCAGGCATCTGTAGAACCAAAAATGCTTCATTGATTCTGGTATGGCATACCATATCGGCATCCATCCAAAACAGCACATCAGCATCACAGTTGGCCGCAGCATGGAACACACTGTATGCTTTATGGCTGAATCTAATAGCATCCCAGCGGAATCCTATCCCGGGAGCCTTGCCTTTGGCGTTTGCAGGACCTGTGGCCACTTCGCCTCGTGCTCGGGGATCTGAGCCCCATTGCTGTTTGAAAGCAACTATCTCTGGACTGGATTCGTGTAAGTTCCGCACATATAGATTTTTGGCTGTTTGTGTGATCTCACAATCTTCGGTATACACATAGAGATCAACTCCACTAGGCCAATTTTTCATGAATGTGTTAATCATTCGGCTGGCATACTTACTGTACCCTGATTGGTTAAATGTTGTGACCACTGCGTATTTTGTCATAGGCTTCCAGTTTTGAATAACTATTTACTACAACATCATGAACATCAGTATTTTTAATAGATTTGGCGCTCTAAATTCTGTGCCTGTATTTGAAGCATTTCGACAAGGCTGTAAACGGCACGGTATACGTGTGAGTGAGCACAATTCCGCAGCAGATGTGGCTGTGATCTGGAGCCAATTGTGGGCCGGACGAATGGCACCCAATCAGGCCGTATGGCAAGAATTCACGGCTTCAGGACGCCCTGTGATAGTGATGGAAGTAGGGCAACTCATGCGAGGCGTGACCTGGAAACTGGGAATCAATGGTGTAAATGCTCGTGCCCAGTGGGGTGAAGGAGCAGAACCTGATCGTGTTAGAAAATTAGCCATGCGATTGCAACCATGGCATCAAGGCAATCACATTCTCATAGCCATGCAACGAACAGACAGTGAACAATGGGCAGGATTGCCACCTGCAGAACAATGGCTCAAGCAAACTATAGATCACATACGTGAACACACTGATCGTGAGATCGTGGTGCGTCCGCATCCCAGACAACGATTGCGGCCCGTACCCGGCGTGCGTATACAACAACCTCAAGTGTTACGTGGAACCTATGATGAGTTTGATTTCCGCAGCAATCTAGGGCGTGCCTGGGCAGTAGTCAATGAAAACTCCGGTCCAGGTAGTCAGGCCATCATAGATGGTGTGCCAGCATTTGTGGGTGCGGATAGCATGGCAGCACCGGTGGCCAACACAGACTTTGTTTTTATAGAAAAACCACACATGCCCGACAGAGCAGCGTGGTTAGAACAACTGTGTCACACAGAATGGACTCTGGGTGAGATTGCTTCTGGATTACCTATAGGTAGATTGTTGAAGTCTCTTTAGATCTGCATCAACCATGTTCTGGATCATGGTAGCAAAATCGGTACGTGGTTGCCACCCCAGGATATTTCGGGCAGCAGCACTATCACCATGTAGACTGTACAGTTCGGCAGGGCGTTTGAATCGTGGATCTGATTTGACCAGTGCCGACCAATCCGCAATACCCGCATGTTGGAATGCCACATCGCATAGTTCACCAATACTGTGCTGCTCACCGGTGGCGATTACATAGTCACGTGCTGTGGTTTGTTGCAGCATTAACCACATGGCTTCTACAAAGTCTCCAGCAAATCCCCAATCTCGTTTGGCATCAAGATTGCCTAGCGTGATTGAATCTGCTAGTCCTAGTCGAATACGAGCCACTCCATCCGTGACCTTGCGAGTGACAAATTCGCGACCACGCAATGGACTTTCATGATTGAACAAGATACCCGAACAAGCATACAGGCTATAACTTTCACGGAAGTTTATGGTCATCCAATGGCTGTATAGCTTGCTCACACCGTACGGGCTTCTTGGACGGAAAGGAGTATGCTCGCCTTGAGCACCTGCTTCTGTGGCATTTCCAAACATCTCGCTGGTGCTGGCTTGATAAAAGCGTGTGTTAGGACTGTGTGTGCGAATAGCGTTGAGTAAATTCAACACACCCACGGAGTTCACTTCTGTAGTCAGCTTGTTGAGATTCCAGCTGGCCCCCACAAAACTCTGTGCTGCTAGGTTGTATACTTCGTCAGGTCTAAGTGTTTGCATGAGATGATTCATGTTGTTTTCATCGGTGATGTCACCGGTGATCAACTCAATATCGTTCTCAATGCCCAACCACTTGATGTTGTCTAAGTTAGGATTTGAGTAGCGTTTTACAAGGCCATACACGTGATAGCCTTTTTCGATCAGTAGTCGAGCTAGATAAGGACCGTCTTGGCCGGTCATGCCTGTTACAAATGCGGTGCGTTTCATAACAGTATGTATCACCGTTTAGGATCATACTGTAATATCTTCCATGCCTGCTGTGCGTAAGCGAACCACATGGCCCATTTGCCATTGTTTGGTATCCAGCCCTTTCATGATGCCCAACCAACGATTTCGCAGCAGAGCCACTTCGTTGATGATGGTTTCAAAATCCACAACTTCGTCCTCGCCCTCGGCATACTTTTCGGCATCTCTTGAAGTAAGTGCGCGGGCATATCCTTCCAGATACTTTTGAAAGTGTTTTCTGCGTATCTTGCGTAGCTGGATGTTGAGATAGTTGAGAACAGCTTCAATCTCCTGTAGTTGATTGAAGCGTTGTTCCGTGATACCAGGCAAGGCCGTGATGTTCTTTTCTAGCACACCTGAGATCTTGCAATCTCTTTTGGCCGCATCAAGTTCGGCCTCGTAATGGTCTATGAAATCAGGAATGGCCGCCAAGTTGGCCACTACCTTGCTATACCACATCAGTTTTCCCAGTCGTCGGCGCGATAATCTTCTTCTTCCTCAACCTCTTCGTCATCCTCGTCTTCGTAGGATCGGTCGTTGTCGAGATATGCTGTGAGTGCGCGTTTGATATCAGCATCTCCCTTAAAGGTTTCCTTGATATCATCCACATCACAATCGTTGTCGATCAAGATAGCCACAACTGTTTCTGCTGCTTCATCTCGATCCACTGTGTTCACATAACGCTTGAGTTCTGACCACATTTCGCTGGCCACTGCTACTGCTTCATTCATTCTGCTGCCTCCTCCACTGTAGTTACCTCTTCCTTGTGATTTCCAAAGTCTGCCATGGCACGATCCAAGCAGCCTTCTTCATTGGCTTCCCACTTCTTGCGGAACTTCTTGATGATCTCCCCATCGCTGGTCACAAATACTAGACTGTTGCCTTCCTTCTTTAAGAGATTGCGTTTCTCCATGAGATCCACCATGCCTGAGTAAGGGCTCATTCCGGTCTCATAAGGAATCTTGACTTGCACACCTTCAAAGGGTTTTGCATAGCGTGTTTTCATGACCTTGCAAGCAGCACGGATGCCCATGACATCAGAAATCTTGTTGCCATCCTCATCTTCTTTCAGCTTGAGTTTCTTCATGGCCACAACGATGGAACTAGCGTAGATGAAGCCTTGGCCACCGGAGATCTTGTCATCAGGATCAAACATGTCTTGACTGGCATATGTGTGATTGGTACATACCAAGCCCACATTGTAGCTACCAAACATGTTCACACAGTTACGCACAAGACTTGTGAGTGCTTTGGGTTTACGGCCCAGATCACCTTTCATCTCACCTGCATCAAACTGATTCACATCAGTGGGTGTGAGCAACATGCCTAGACTGTCGATCACAAACATTACTTTGGGACGTTCGCCGTCGGGCAGGGCCTTGTAGTCGCTCATGAATGTAGAGATTGTTTTGGCCACATCGTCGATCATGGCCATGCTGAGTTTGAGCAGTTTGCTATCGCTGGTATCCACGCCTAGTGCTTTAAGCCAGTCTTCGTCCAGTGCGTTTTCACTGTCAATCAACACAACATAGATGCCCTGTGCTTGAGCGTTCTTGATGATGTTACCGGAGCAGATGTAACTTTTACCTGCTCCAGATTCACCCGCAAACACAGTTACCTTGCCCAAGGGAATACCTTTGTTAAAGTCTCCCGAGATCAAGTAATTTAAAGCATAGTTGCCTGTGCTGATCCAGTCGGTTGGATCGTTAAAACCAATACTCAATCCTTCGATTGATTTGGTGATTTCCTTTCGGAATTTGCTTACGTCAAATGGTTTTGCCATGGTTGTTTCCTTTATGTAACATTTGATAATACTGTGCTCATTGTACTACAAATTTTAGATCTTGTCTATATGTATGTCTATGTATGTTTGCCAAAATTTATCGCCAGCAAGTCTCGAAACCTCTATAGAATTTTAACATTCTTAAGACATTCTAAATAAGCACGGCTGAAATAGTGATTGTAATTGTATTCAATGGTATCTTGTTCTATTAGATATAGATCGTGCCAGTCGTGGGTGGACAATGTGTTAAATTTTGAAATCATCGATATCAACTCAACTAGTCGTTCGACAGGATTCGATACAGTATCAAATCTATAGTCAAACAATTTAGTGTACTTTTTGAAACCGTAATATTTTTCTATATGATCATGCCAGCCTGGTTGAGCGTAAGCCACAAACAATCCTTTTGTTATGATACTGTACAGGAACTTTTCTGTAACAAATGGTTGATAGCTTGTGGCCATTGTCTCACTCACTAGGTTAATAAAACTTTGAGCAATTTTATTCTCTAGATTGTATATGTTGTTTGCGTGGTCAAATCTCACATGACCGAAACTATATATTTTTTGAAAAAACTCTTCACTGTCAGCGATGAAAAATTTACGATACAGTCTATGGTCAGCGCCCGGCGTGTTGTGAGTGTAAAATGCTATGTGACTATCTAAGGTGGTCTGAGAGTACGAAAAATTCTTACTAGAATATTCAGGATCAAAATATCCAAATTTTTGTAATATTGATACCAGCAACTGTCTGCTCACATGCGGGCTGCCGTTGAAACTACACACAAAATTTTTAAAGTTCAATTCCGGATGCCCGTGATAATTCAAGAACTGCGATAAATTGAACCGATCTTGAAAATTTATATCAAACTCTATTTGAAGATTTTGATAATGATCAATCACTTGTCTAGATAAAACTTGATGATACTGTATACAAAATCTCTTGCGATGAGTTTCTGCGTAGGTGTTTAATTTTCTTAAGAATTGATTTTCGTTGTAAATATCAAATCCCCCAAGATGATCACTGAGCTCAAAATTCTCCGCAAGGTGATCTAGGTCTACGTCGTAGGGATAAAAAACTTGTTTGATGTTGTCGATCATTTAATTTTTCTGATAGTATTTGACTTGCCGGCATATTTGCCAGACGTTGAAATATCTTTTCGTATCACGGTGTTAGACCCTATCGTGACATGGTCACAAATCTTGATTTTGTCATGTATGATCACTCCTAGCATACACTGATTAAACTCGCCTAATGTAGCACTTCCACCAATTAGAACTCCGGCACTAATGTAAGTTCCTATTCCCAATGTTACGTTGTGTGCCACAACTGACATAGAGTGTATAATTACGTCCTTGTCAATGACTGCGCCCGCATAAATGACCGAGTTTGGATATACAAAGCACCCTGATTCAACTTGTCCCGAATTGATAGTTGTTTTGTGTATGTAAGAAAATCTAGTAAGACCACGTTCATCTAACAATTGGCTGACTGTTTTGCGCTGCTCTACTACCATGGTCACCAAGTTGATGTAATTAGCGTTAGGATTATAATGACTTGTAAATTCGTCGGGATCTTGCCGCAATAGATGTATTCCATCTTGCTCCAAGAAACATCTAAGGTCATTATATGTCGCAGTGTCGTATGATATGGCTATATACAAAGGTTTCTCATGTGATGATGTTATCAAAGTAATCTTTCCTTTTTATATCAAATAACAAAATCACTCTTGACTCTGCTGATGGATTTGATACTTCATGTTCTTCCCAGTCGTCAATGACAAGAACTTTTTTTTCTTCCCAATGCTGCACCTGATCACCTACTCTGATCCAGGCAGCGCCATCAGTTTTTAACCCTAAATGTACTCTGAGGTGATGGTCAGAAAACCCTCGATGAGGTGGTATAGTTCCGCCGGGATTGATTATGCTAAACAGGCAATTATCATATATTGGTATTGTATCTAGTAGATGTTTAACTGTGCTACATCTATCAATATTGTGTTGATAACAATGGCTTTTGGTAATAAAAGGAAAAAAATTCCAGTTATTAGATTTTATGTATGTATTATTATATGCAGTGTTGGATGGTACATAATCATCTATAGATAATTTTTCAAAATCTGACAGCAACCCATCATATGCTTGTATCAACGGGGTTGTATATTTCCATACCGTAGAATTAAAAAAGTATCGTGATGATTGCATAATAGATAGACGCAAGCACCTAAGTGCTTGCGGTACCAGTCAATTATTTGTTTTGACGGCTACGGATCATGGCCAAGATGTCCTCGGCCTTCTTGTTGCCTTCTGTTGGCTTGGCCACTGGTGCTGTTGCCACAGGAGTATCCTCGTCGTCTTCAAACGCATCCACAGGA